GATCCGTCTTACGAAGTGTCTCATGCTCGAGCACGCAAGGCGATCATCAGTGAAGGTATGATTTCCACCAACTACTTTCAAGGCAATGTTTACGGAACAAAGGCCTCCATGAACTCTGGCTTTCCCAATGGTCACACCGTCTTCATGAATTGGTATGTCAACCTTTTTCTGTCCATTTACACCTGGTGCAAGAACACAAAGCTGGAACCAGAAACTTTCTTCGACAATGTTGCCCCCGTCTATATGGGTGATGACAACTTCCAGATTTTGCTTAATGAACATTACGGCGACATCAACGTTCATGAGTGCTACAACAGACTGCGACTTAAGGAGGTTGCCGACTCAGTCGGTATGATCATCACTTCTCCGGACAAGAAATCAGAGCTCACAGAGTTCGATTCAAAAATGGAGTTCATGTCTCACGAGTTTCTCATGCACGATGATTTTCCTGGATATGTTTTTCCAGCACTGAAGAAATGTTCTATCCACAATCTTCTTTTGTGGCACAGGCTTAATGACGACAACACACCCGCCGAGCAGCAGTCTCTGAACATCCGTGACGCTCAAAGAGAAGCTTCTTCCTGGGGGAAAGTTTACTATGACAAGCTCATGCAAATTCTTCGTGAGGAGAAAAGCAATCTTAACGCTTACGGCATAACTTTTGACGACATATCCTGGTACGGCATGGTCGCTGAACACCATGGTATCAACAAGTTGATGCTTCAGTGCGCACGCGAAGAACCGAGTCTTCTTCGTTCCACGCACGTTCAGGCGACGCCCTCGGTTCTTCTCATTGCTCTGAGCGCCATTGGGGTTTCTGAAGAAATTCTGAAAACTGGATTGTCCTACGCACTGAACAACATTTTCAATACCGGACCCCTTCTGGGCAATTTTGTTGCTCATGCAACTTTCGGCTTCCTCGAGCTACTCTGGTATGTTCGATCGGGCCGTTCTCGTGTCTCGAGTCGCATTTTGCCTCTCTTTTTCCACACTTTTCTTGGATTGATTGATACAAGTCTCGCGACGCGCATTCTTTTCCACGTGCTCTTCAATGCAAGATTGGTTCGTGGCACAATTCCAATTCGTGTTTTGGCCCGATTTGGTTAGCTGTGAAATGTAGCAGTTACCCTCTTCGGTGATGGCACGCGAAGTTTGAGTGATTTATGTGAGAAACACTCCTAGCTGATTTCTTTTTAGTTTTGCAAATTTGATTTTTCCCTCTAAATCAATTAGGTTAATTTTGTGATGAAGTTTTGAAAAATTTTACATTTCTTTTTATATACCTCACTTCTTTTCCGGGCAATTTCCTTTTTAGTAATTCCTATGCCAAAATCAGTCGAAGGGCATTTTTAGTACCCGTCTTTTATCGCACTCAACACACAAGCAAGGCACCTTACGGTGGATCTGAGTCAGTCTATATTGTTGGGAGAAAGGCAGTGAAAGCGGGAGCAAGTCCATA